AATTCACCGTGGTTGGCCTGCAACAAAGAAACGAAGGCCTTGCCTGCGCATTGATTTGCGTCGATGAGATTATAGAAAACTACGACACAACCCTAGCCTTTTGGCAGGAGGTAAAAAAAGAAATTGAAAATTTATGAGCACAGAAATAACAGAAACAAACCCAGCGCCACTATCTAGCTTTGAACTGGCACAACGCCAAGCAAAAGCCCTGAGCGCCTCCGACCTAGTACCGCAACAATACAAAGGCAACGTAGCCAATACTTTGGTTGCCTTGGAAATTGCAAACCGCATAGGCGCTAGCCCGCTTATGGTAATGCAAAACCTCCACATCATTCACGGCCGCCCGAGTTGGTCTAGCACTTTCGTGATTGCTGCAATTAACGGCTGCGGAAAGTTCACCGCCTTGCGCTTTGTGGGTGATCTCGATAAAGGGATTAAAGCCGTTGCAACTGAAAAGGCCACAGGCGAAACCGTAGAAGGCCCAACCGTTACTATGGCGATGGCAAACGCTGAAGGGTGGGTAAGCAAAGCAGGCAGCAAATGGAAAACAATGCCCGAGCTAATGATGCGATACAGGGCCGCCGCTTTCTTTGGCCGCCTGTACGCCCCCGAAATTACTATGGGAATGCACAGCGTTGAGGAGGTTGTAGATATTCAACACGAGGAGCCCGCAGGGGTTGCAGCGCTCAACGCTAAGCTGACTACCCCAACGCCTGCACTAAATCCTTAGATTCAATGAGCGTATAAGTAAAGCGGTTGCCGTGAATGGTGGCCGCTTTTTTTGCTAGTGCCATAAACTCGTTGAAATCTGCAACGCGTTTGAACACTTGGCAGCCGTGGCTCCAGTCATCGACGCGGGCAGAATCCACCCCCGCCTTATGGATATTGATTCCAAACACGCCCGTTTCGGTTTTATCTTCCTGATAAATCCCATCCTTGGTAAAGTCGCGGTACACAGTCACAGGGGCGCATTGTTTTAGCGCCTCGTATTTTCCTTGGTGCAATCCAATGGCGTGACTACCTCGGTATTGGTTTGGTACAAGTCGCGCAGTGCCGCCGCCGTTATCGGTTGTGGCAGCCCACTCCTTTACTACCCAACTATCGCCCACCTTGTAAGCACATACTAGCTTATCGTCAAAAGCGTTGGTCACTTTCTTACCAGTGGCCGAGTTGCGAATCCCAATAATATTAAGATTGTACTCGCCTGTTTCAAAGAAGGCATATTTTTTAGCGGCCATTGTAGCACGCAGAATGTGAATATTCATAATATCAAAGTTAATAAAAAGACGGCTGCAATCGTATAGGTTGTACGGCGCAGGCGGTTGTATCGTTTGTCGCGTTTCTGCAACTCATCCAGTAGCTTGGCCTGTATCTTATCCTGCTGAGCAATTACCTCCGCATCAATCTTTAACTGCTCTCTGCACAGTGCCAGATTTTCGCGAGCCTCAGCCCCCTTAATCAGATAGTAATTATTTGCCGAGAGAGTCGAGCTGTCGGTGCATTGCGATAAGGCGCAATGTGGTGCTGCAAGAAGTATCACCAGAAAGAGCAATATAGAGCGTGTCATATTTTTGATTAATTACTAGTTGAGTATCGTGGATGGCCTTGTACTTTAGGCGAATTTGGTAGAGGGTATCTAAATCTTTTTCAACTATCCTAATAGCAGGGCCGTGCACTACCCGCTCGGTTTTTGGTACGGCAAACTCGACGTACATCATACCACCCACAAAAAGCAGCACAAAAAGCAGAACTGTCAAACTGCCTTTACTCATCTTTTGGCTTGCCGCTGAACTTATCTACTGAGGTGAAGCCGAGGGTTAAAATGGTAACCCACTCAACAGCTGCAACTAGTTCCGCACTGGGTGCAATCTCCTGCGGGCTCATTGAGTTGTGTGCCATCGTGCCAAACAGAACAAACGCCCCGATAATTCCAACGAAACGCTTGCTAGATAGTTGGCCGTTGTCGCCTTTAAAAATTTCTAATAGTTTTTTCATCGCCCTTGTCCTCTGTATTTTTTGAGTGGTTTGTTATTCTTTGAATGTACGCCCTTGTTTTTACGCTTGGGCTTTGGTTGCCATAAGGCGGTTGCTTTGGTGGTCTTTGCCTTTGCCATTACTTATAAATATAAAGCCTAAACCAGTTAAAATCTTCAGTACCGCCGTTCTTTTGATACTCCAAAAATGCGTCAAAGATTGGCCCTGCATTCTTACCCTCGTCCACAACCATAGCCGTATCAATTCCTGCGGTGATCATCTTAGCGACAAACACTTCCTGCACCTGCTCCAACGCAACAACTTGCGCCTCTGCCTCAACAACCGCCTCAACTAGCTTGGCCTTTTCTTCTGCCTTTTCCTCTACCAACGCCTCGCTAACCTCGTGCGCTGCTTGAGTTGCTTGTCCAACTACCTTAGTATTCTGCTGAATCTTTTTGAGAAGTTGTTCCATCTCATTGGTAGGTGGTTGCTCGGTTGCCCAAGATTCTGTAAACAGGTATCCACCAACAAAAGCCAAAGCAAAAATCACAAGCAATCTCATAACTTCTTCATTGAATTAATGATTCTCAATTCAGTTATGGCTGCCGACAATGCAGAATCTGCCGTCTTTAATGCTCTGTACGCTTGCTTTTGCTCTGCTCTAAGTACTGCCATCTCTTTACGGCATTCGTCAATCTGCGTCTGATTGTTCGCACGCAAGTCCATATAAAGATAACTAACAGCCAGCAACATACAAAAAGCCACGGCAGCAACAGGGTTTTTACGAAATTGGTCAAACGAAACAGGAAGCGGATTCGCATTAGGGGTTTTCTTTGGGGCAGTCATTATTCGGGGATATTGCAGTAAGGTGATGACGGATTGAATTCACAAAAACGGGCAAGGTAAAGCGACTCACACCCACTAAAAGTATGAACGCCAATAGGATTTGGGAACACCTCTTTTGTGCTGAATGATTCCAAAGGTTCATCGTTCCAAAAAATGTCAACGGCATAGAGTGGGGAAAGGTCGGTGCAGTTACCTTCGTTGTCTGTTGCTAAGCAGATTTGCCCGATTTCGTGTACTGCACAATTTGTGTAAGTTACCGAACCCTCAACCGTTGTGGATATTTGGGCTTGGTATGTTAGCCATTCGGCTAATGATTGGAATTCGTATTTTGCGAAGGTCATAAGGTGGTAAGGGTTGTGCAATCGGTATCCGATAGCGGTGAGGGATAGAGTGCCATTGCTTGAATGAAGAAAGGAACATCGGCAATGCTTGCATTAAGGAATTCCATTGCGGTGGGCGTAAATGATGTCGCAGTCACGACCTTTGTACCATTGGCAAAAATGTCTGCGGTTGTTCCGTTCCACTTGATAGCCAATTTTGTTGTGTTTGTAGTTGTCAAATACAGGAATGTTTGTGTTCCCGCAACTTGTTTTTGAATGGACAACCTATCCCCCGCAGTACCTCGTTGACGAATAGAAAAACCGTTTGTTATTCCACCACTTGCAGAATCAATAAACAAACCAAATGCGGCTGCATCTCTTGTATATCCAATGTTATTCCTCAACTCCACAAACCAAGTACCCCCACTTGATGTAATCAAACCATTGGTGTAGATGTTATTGCGACTGAATGAATCCGCAATACGGGTGGCTGATGCGGTGGTTGTTGGGATTATGGTTGTGGCGTATGCGCCAAGTTCGAGTTGTGCGCCCCATAGGTAAATGGAACTTGTGCCGTTTCCTGTGTAACTTATTCTTCCCGTTGTAGTCAAACCCGTAGAAGCATTGGATAAAGCCACATAAATATAAGTAGTGGAATTTAATGCAGCAGTAAACGAAATTCTATTCCATCCGTTTCCAACACTTGTAACGCTTGTGGATGTAAAACCGCTTCCAAAAGTTTGTGTAACACTTACACTTTGTAAATCAACAATGATGCCCGATGTATAAGAACCCGTTCCCGAATTGAAAGAAAGGTTTACATATCTTCTGCCGTTGTCTTTTGCGTAAATAGTATAAGTGTAAGTCCCGTTCGTTAAATTAATTCCCGCATTATTTCTAAATCCGTGAATTCCAAGATTTAAATCTTCGGTCAATTTAGTTGCCGTTGTCGTTCCATCAGGTGCGGTTGCATTATTTGCCGTTGCGGTTGATTGCTCAACAGTCCACGCAGCATTGGAAAAATCTTGGCTATAAAGCATTGTATTCGTCCTCTGCGGCTCCAACAACAACGCAGGACAACTGCCGTACATATAGGATAGACGAGGTACACCCGAACCCATTGATTCCAACAATCCCGAACTATTTGTTCGTAGTGCCGTGCTCGCCCGTGTCCAAGTTAAATCACCGTTTCCGTTGGTGGGGATTTCGGCATATGCTTTGCCCGACTTGTATCCCGAGGGAATGAGCAACAACGATGCAGTCAATAGCAACCCACTAACCGCATCCACGCAAGTACCCGCCTCAGTTACTCCACCATCGGCAATAACCCGACTCTGATAAGCACCAAAAATCCCTTGAGCATAATTGGAACGGTTTATCCCAACGCCCAACCCTATGCCCATTCTGCGCATTAGTAACCGATTACGCTGCCTGACGAAGTTACAAAGCCAGTAATCTTGTTACCCTTACCGGCGGGCAAAAATGCGCCCTGTTTAAAAGTAACGCCCGACATACCGCGCGCACTAAGCACATTGGTTGCCGTGCCGTTTTCCGCCGTAACGGTGAACGATGTAAATACTGTATCTTCTTGGGGTATTACTGCGTCGTAACTTACTGAGGTAACTGTTGCCGCCCCGTGTCTTACAAAACCCTGAGAGCCTGCGATAATGTCTGCGCTTGCTTGTGCCATAGTACCCGCAATTTACCCAATAACGCGAGTAACATTTGCAACAAATTAAATAATCCACCATTGGGCGCCGTCGCAAATGATTGTAACGGTTTCATACTGCTGGTTTAATACTTTTGTCGTACCGCCATCAATATCGGCACCGCCTCCAGTGATCACCACGGTGTGGGGGTTAGTCAACTTTTTAAAGTAGTATTTCTTTCCCTTGCTTTGTGTTGGATCGGGCAAATCGACGTTTACAGTCCCGCCAGAAGTATCGCAGAGAATAAGCTCATAGCCGTTGGTTATTGTGTGGCTGCCTGCTGTGTAGGTGACAGGCGAATTGTGCTCCTGAAGGTGCCAAACCATCTGCTCATCGGCGTAATTGTACTGCACCATTACCTCATAACGAGTATTTTCAGTAGGGAATGAAGTCGGAGAGCCCTCTACATTGTTTACCAACTCCGAAAGCATCAAAGCAGGTACACGCTGAACTGAATCATTCAAACGCCCTATTTGCTCATCGTGATAGTTGACTCTATCCTTTAAACCGCCGCCAAGCTTTAAGCCTTCGCCTGAAGAAGTCAAGCCAGTATACACAGGCACCAACCCAACCCACTCGCCTGCCCATTGCTCAGAGCGTGCAGTATAAACCGCCCCGTTAAATAGCCACTTATAGTCATCAAAATAAAGCGATTTAATAGCGGTCAAAGTTCCCGCATCAATCCAAGTGCCCTGAATTGTTGGTACAAAATCTTTATACAGGCCTGCAATTCCCTGCCCGAGCATTTCGGTGGGTGATCCGTGGCTTGTGGAATCCCATCCACCATACCAATCGTCTGCAATTACATCGGTAGTACCATTGTAGGCTAGAATATTACCTGTCGCGTATTTGTTTGAAGAATAGTAATATTTTGGCTCGATAATTATAGGCGTCGAATTTACGCTGCTTGTAGTATCTGGCGTATAAACCTCGGTAATGTTAAACGTAAAATCAGGGTTTTGGTAGGGGGAAGCGTCGGCAAAGGCAATCTGCACAGAGCCCCAATAATCTTTGTCAAATGTCGCAGGCGTGCCTAACTTTTTGCCTAAGATATTAAATCTGTCCTTATAAGCTACAACCCGAGTAACTCCAATATTCAAAGTATCGTAGCCAGCGGGTGCAGTACTAAGTTGCTTATCAAAAACAAATGATGTCCAAGTGGTCGATTGTGTATCTGTTTTAATTATTTCCTCTCTTACTGGAATCGCGCCAGTGTGCGAAACCCAGTAGAAATTGGTGTTATCCAATATCTTAATATTACCCGAGCTATCTGTCAGCCAGATTTGTATCTCGACTTTAGTACCATCCTCTGGCCCTGTTGTAGTTCCTGTGAAAATATGACGCTGAAACTTTATCGCAAATCTTACTCTTAGCGGTGCCTCGTCTGGATTAGTGCCCGTTGGTATACCTGTGAACGCACCCCCAAAATTGGTATTGCTTTTGTTTTGGTAAGTCCGATACACGCCTGTGTTCATCGTGCGCTCGGTGTCAACTTGCACATATTTGGCAGCCGCTTGGTAAGTGAGCGACGGCTTTGCCATCCATTGCGGGCGCACATCGTTGCCCAACTGCACTGTATGGGTGTAGGTGCCCGTTCCAATATACTGCAAGGTATAACTGTACTGGCGATAGGCTACCGTTGTATCTAAATACTCAGCAGCCGAAACAAGCCAATATTTTCCAAGTTCGTGTATAAATCGAGCCTGTAGAATTTCGCAAACTTGCTCAAGTGCTTGTTTGCAATCTACCATATTTTCGCTGGCATACTGAAAAGCGTTCACATCGCTTGCGGTAATATCCTTAAACGCGTCGTAATCGCTCACAAACGTATTTAAATCGACTTTCAGCAAATCAATGCCCTTGCGACTTGCATCACTTGAGTAAGGGCTTACAGCGTCTCTAAAATAGTCCGTATTTGTGCCAGCTACAACCCAGTAATCTTTTAGGCCGAGTTCGTCCAATGATTTGCGAAACAACTGCGAAACTGTTATTTTGCCATCGGCAAACCAGTCGCTACTCACTTTGTAACCTCTTAGCAATTCCAAACCATCCACCGCAGCCAACGAAATAACTGGCTTGCTCTCGATTGATTCGCGTAAAAAAGTCATTTGGTCGGCAACAACTCGGCCAACGTGCTGCAATACCGAATCTTTGTAAATCAATACCGCCCAATACTGCTCGGAGTTTGTGGCAAGGGCTTGGAATTCGCCCATAATAGTATCGGAGGGAATTAACCAGTAGGAAGTTGACCGAGAAGCTCGAATAGGATTTGTGTAAAATGTATCCCCCTCCCCATCGCGTTCTATTTGGTACCCATTGCCCGCAAGTTTTAACTCTGTGCCTCCAGTTCCCGAGCCGCTAGGCGCGTCCCATATTTCAACTTTATGAAGTATCCCAGTAACCGAATAAAAAGAGCCGTAGTATTTGCGTGCCATATTGCGAAATTAACCCCTTTTGCTGTCTTTATTGTAACGCTCCAGCACAATAGCCAAATCTCGCCCTGTAATTGTTGTAGATGCCACGTAACCGCTTTGGCTTCCAGTGTTGAGCATTCCCTGCAATTTATCCAAAGGCGCGATAACTTCAGGGTTACTCCTTGCGTTGGGATATTCCCCCATAAGTCCAAGCGTCGGCCCTGAAACAATACCACCCTCAGCAAAGGCTGTAACCTCTGGGCCTTCTTTCAAACTATTGCGCACAATCTGAGCACCTGCAACCAAGGCCACACCAGCGGCAGCGGCAGCCAGCGGGTTAGTTAAAATTAATTTCTGGAACGCCTCAGAAGCGATAGCCGTAGCAATCAAAGCCTTACCGAGTGAATCCATAAATGAGGCAATAGCCCCCAGCATATTTTTACCGAAGTTTTTGCCCGCGTCTTGCTCTCCAGATACTAGATCACCGATAAACTGGCCGAAACTTACAGCGGCTTCAGATTGCAAAGTGGCAAAGGCAGCGTTTAATTTGTCAAGTGCTTGTTTTTGCTTTTCAGCTAGTTTTAAAGTTTTTTCGGTTGCAGCCTCCATTTCGGCTACGTGAATATCCCAAGCATACCCAGAACGCTTTGACATTTCTTCAACGGCTGTGGGTATTTTGCCAATTTCGGTGGTGATTATATCTGGACCGCCTTTAAATATTTCTGGAACCTCTTCTGCGTTTGGGAAAGTAAATGTTACTTCATTCACATTGGATAATTCTTCATCCAATTTTTGAATCTCCTCCAATACCGTTGTTGGAACTATGTCGCCAGGGGACAAATAATTTTCCAAGTTTTTATTTGCAGTATTCCGCAAATTGAACAGCTCTAATTCTTTAGCCGTTAAATCCTTAATAGCTTTTTCATATTCTGCAGCATCTTTTGCGCCCTGCTTAACTCCCTTGTTGTAGTTTGTCTGCGCAGTATTTGCAGCGTCTACATTTGGCGTTAATTGAGCAACGGCAGCCGAGGCGTTTTGCAGTGCAGTTTTGTACAAATTTATTTGAGCGTCCGCTTCTGCCAGAGCGGCATTACTTTCTCGAGTTCTTTGCACTTGTAAACCCATATAGAACAAATTATCTACAAGGGTTGCACCTAAACCTTCGCGTGCATCTTTTTGCGCTTCGATTTTGCCCAGTTCAATCTCGGCAATTTTCGCAGCGGCCTTGTCAACTATCGCTTTCTGAATTGATAAGTTTATAGAGTCCTGAACTCTGGCATTCAACTGCCTCAATCCTGAAGCGGTTTTTATATTCAAATCGTCAACGGCGATGCCCGCCTCTTTTAATGCAAGCAGGGCGCCCTTGCGTTCTTTTTCGCTTTTTGTGGTGTCGTTAACAATCGCCAAATAAGCGTTTAAACTTACTGCGTTGGCTCTTGCGTTGCTGGTTGCATCGCGTAGTTCCTTGTTAACTTCAGCCTGTAATCTTGCAAACTTCTCGGCCTCTGTTTCAGCCGATGCAATCGCCACAGCTATGGCAGTAATGGCGGCAGCAGCAACCAGATAAGGGTTTGCCTTAATCCAGTTACCCACATCCTTAGCAGCATTGCCCAAACCTCCAAACTCCTTAGACAAATCTCGCACCTGCATAGCAGCAGCAGAAAAGTTAAGGGCGGCGTTCGTAGCCATCAAAGCGTTGCGCAACTCCTTGTTATCGTCTGCAACTATCGCCATAATTGACGACACAGAACTAAACGACGTAGCCAATCCGTTCAAACTTGCACGAGTTGCCCCGTTTACAGTTTTCTGCTCTCGGCTTGCTTTGTTTGCCTCGGCTGTGGCTTTGGCCAGTTGCTTCTCTTGTTCAATCTCTTTTTTAAGCTCAGCTTCAAGCACTTGCTTTTCAGCAACCAAATCCGCAATACCCAATTTTTGCCCAGCAATGGCAGCTTTTACGGCGTCGATTTCTTTTCTCAGCGCTCTCTGTCCTTTAATGTCGGTAGCGCTCATAGCGGCGCTCTTATCTCTAAGGCTTTGCAGTTGCTTTTGATATTCTAGAGTTATTGCCTTCTGATCGTTAATCGCTTGGCTTACCTCTTTAATCGCATCGCGGACGCTCATATTACCCAAAGCGCTTGCAATAGCTTCGCCTGCCTTCTGGCTGGTTTCGGCCATTCTTTTGGCGCCTTGTTCGACTGTGTCGGCCGCTTTGGCTATATTCTTATTAAGGCCAGAGGTATCGGCGCTCAGGGCTATGTTTATACTGCTTTGCGTTGCCATTATCTAGTGTAGTTAATAATAAAGTCCATCCCAATAGTAGAAAGCCCTGCAAACCCAGCGTTATCTTCTGCCAAATGCACCTCGCCATCGTACTCAATAACCTGCACCTTAACACCGTTAAAAGTGTTGGGGGTTGCAACCTCCATCGCATTGCGCACCAAGTTACCCACCTCAATAGCAGAGGCGTAGGTTTTGGCTACAATCATTACCTGTATACGAGTAAAGTCAGATTTTGAGGCGCTGCTTTTGCTCATATTACCGCGGTTACTAACAACCTGATAAGCGAGCGCAGGGAGGGCGCTTTTTTCTGGGATTCTCAGCGGGTTAATCCTATTGCTCACAACCGCAGTAAGTGCTGCGTTGTTGCTGAGTATGTTGTAAATTGCGGTTACGGCTTTCACGCTTGCGGGGGTGGGGTTAATTTGTTAAATATGTGTCTGTACTTTTCGATTACCTCCTGCACATTCTCAGCCTGCTCAACTTCCCACGGAAAGCTAATCAGTTTCTGCGGTGCAATCGGTTTCTTTAGATGCGGTGCTATCATTGTGGCGGCCATCCAGCGGCTGAGTTCCCATTGGTTGCGATACTGCTGAGTTTGGGCTTTTCTCATTCCGTGCAACC